TTTAGGAAGTTCAAGATAAACATTCTCATAACCATTCTGATTGACAAGTTCTTTAAGAGATTCTTCAAGGGAATCTACGGTTTTTACTTCGGGTTCCTCATTTCTTTCACCACCCCGATTAGAGATTTGCTGTTGAGGTTGCTGCTGCTGAGAACCTTGTTCAGATGCAGAACCTTCAGATTCGGGTTGGTCGTTTTCACCTTCCTGCTGATCGCTAAAATCAGAAGCAGGTTGATTATCAGCACCACTCTGTTGACTCTCAAGATTATCAAGAGAAATCTTAGTCTCTTCCTGCTGCTTTTGCTTACAATACTTATACAGTTCTTCTGCGGCAACCAGTGCATCGGCAAAGGTTTCGGCATCGGCAATCAAATTGATAATATCAGTCTCTTCACCTCGCTCAATTGGAACATCGGTGAAGTTACCAACCTTGAACCACAGGTTTGCGCGGTCAGCAAGATTATAAGTTTCCAGATTATCATCACCAATCTGGAAGAAATCATCATCAGAAAGTTCCTTATAACCAGCATAGAAGGTCTTGGCAAGACCCGCATACCGACGCTTCATCAGTTTCTCAATACGGGCATCCTCAACCACATTCACAAACTGGGGTGGAATTTTATGAGACTCCAACCAGTCCTCATCAGGAGTATAGAGAGCGTGACCAACTTCGTGACCTACCAGAAGGTCATAGACGGTATTGCTGGCACGTTCCCACATCGGCAGAGTGAGTACACGGGTATGAACATTAAAGCAGGCAGTCTCTACTTTTTTGTGCTCAACTACAAGGTCTTCGGTCGCAAGCAGTCGGGCAAGGTGGGACTTGATTTCGTGATTGACGGTCATAGATTTGTTTTCTTATGAACGTATTATACAAAAAAAGAGGGTGGTGAAACCCTCTAGTGTGCCAGTTTTAGAAGTGATCCTCAGACACCCTGAAGGCGTTGATATGCTTTATATGCTGCAGCACCCACACTTTGTTTTCCTGGAGCAGCAGTATTTGCACTACCTGATTTATTGGCATTCATAGCATCTCTTTTACCTTCAAGATATTTTATAGTATTTTGTAAAGCACCACCTTCAACAATACTCTGTCTCCACTCTTCACTCATATTTGCCATAATAGCAAGTGCCGCTTCATTGGTATTAGCATATCCTTCGGCAATTAGGTGCTCAAGGATGACATCAAAGAGGTCGATTTCTACTTCTTCGGGGCGATAACCACCACTTTTTGCGGTTGGAGTGTTTCTTCCGCTACCAACAGGAGCAATAACTGCACTAACCGCTTTACCAACAGGATTTGTTTTCATAAACTTAGCACCTTTCTCAAGAGCACCTTTTACAGCATCTTGAACATTCTCATCAAGTTGCTCTACTTCTTCTTGAGGTTGATGAACCTGCCTATAAGCTTCATAAAGCTCTCTAACTTCTTGTTCTCTCATTTTTTCCAAGACTTTTTAGTTATTTATAAAAAAGAAGCGTCCCCGTGCTGGAGACGCTTCTTGAGTGCTTGGCGACGTGCCTTTGCTTGTCGGAGTGCTTGCGGTTTCAGTTTCCGCTTCTGTTCTTTTTTACTGTGATGCTGCCAGTTTGGGAGTTTCATTTTCCTGTTGTTTATGATTCCACTTTATACGAGAATCCGCTCTTTTTATCAAAGCGTATGACACTTTCAAATTTGTCCTCAAGTCCGGTCTTATGAGAAATCACGAAAATATTAGCATCCTTAATCACATACCGAATAATCTTAAGAAACTCTTCGGTCCCAAATCCATCAAGAGATGAGTCGAAAACTTCATCCATTATCAAAAGGTTCGTGTTCACCGAGTTCTTAAGTCTTGCCACTTCTCTCCAAGTAAAGAGAAGAGACAAATCAACTCGCATCTTCTCACCTTCACTAAAAGAACTATAAGAGAAGTTTTCGTGAATAGGAGACTTGATGCTCTCATTAAACTCTTCATCAAGATGGAAATTAATATAAAAATCCATCATCTGTAAGTAACGATTCACCTGTTGATTGATGAAAGGAAGATACTTTTTAATAATCTTCGTTTTTACACCATCATCCTTGAGTAGGGAGTAGGCAAAATCGTAATGTACGATTTCTTCCTTTCTTGTTGAAAGGTCATCAAAAGTTTTTTGGAGATTTTCTCTGAATTCTTCTAGCTTCTCATGTTCAGTATTTCTGTTTTTAAGTTGTTCGGTAAGAGTTTGAACTTCAGATTCAAGGTCTCGGATTTGTCTCTGATTGAGTGATATCCGAGTATTGTTTTGAGAAATCTCATGGTTGAGTTTCGTAATCTCCTTTGATAGTGCTAGAAATTGACGCTCTCGTTCTTGTTCAAACTTCATAGTCTCCTCAAGTTCCTGAAAACCTTTCTGGAGTTCCTTTGCTTTATTTTGAGCGTCTGTAATTCTATTTAACCGAAACTCCTCTTCAATCGTTTGAGTACAGGTAGGGCATACCGTATTTTCGGTGAAGAACTTATGTTCTTTGGTAATCGTGGATACTTTCTGAGAGATTTTACCCTTAAGGTTATTGAGTTTACCTAACTTTTCTGCGGCACCAGTAACTTCCTCTTGCTCCTTCACATACTTAAAGATTTCTTCTTCGGTTCTGGCATTCTCCGTCATATAAATTCCAACTTCGGCGTCTAACTTGACAATCTTTTCTTGATTGGCATTAATATTGGCATTACCACGATTCTCAAGTTCTTCAATAAAACTCTTCTGCATCTCAACCTTATCCTTAAGGTTTTCTTTTTTTAATTGAAGGGATTTGATTTCATCTTTCTGAAGGCGAATCTTCTCCTTAATCAGAGCATTCATCGCAGAAAAAATACGAATATCCAGCAAGTCTTCAATTACCTCACGGCGATTGGCAGTTGTGAGTTGCATAAAAGGAACAAAGGTACTTGAACCTAGAATCACAATCTGAGTAAAGGACTTATAATTTACTTTAAGAATATTTTCCTCAAGAATTTTTTGATTTAACCTATCATCAGATTCCTTATGAAGTTCCTTTCCATTTACTTCAATATCAAAAACATTTGGTTTAATTCCACGACGAACCAAATAATCCCGACAATTAACAGAAAACTCAATCTCAACAAGACAATCTTTCTCATTAGTCGTATTGACTAATTGAGGTTTATTAATCTTGCGGAATGGTTTATTGAAAAGAACAAAGGTTAATGCATCAAGAATAGTAGATTTACCCGCACCATTCGTTCCAATAATTAAGTTTGTGTGATTTTTTTGGAAATCAACTTCAGTCCAGTTATTGCCTGTACTTAAAAAGTTCTTCCATTTAATTTTTTTAAAGGTTATCATTTTTAGGAGGAATCACAATATCATCAGGAGTAATTACGGCATACTTGTAATTATTCGTCTTACAAGTTTTTATGGCAAGTTCATCATCAACTTCAACGACTTCCATTTCTTTTTCATAGTCTTCATCGTCCTCAAGCATCATAGCATAACGAGTGGCATCATCCTCTTCTTCAAATAAAAATAACACTTTTTCTCCATATTGGTCCGGAACGGCATATGCTCCATCATCTTTACGACCCTTGAGTGTGAGAAGAAACATTTTATTCTACTTCGCAAGCTTGTTTATAGAGGTCTTGAAATATGCCTTTGATTTTATTCTTATCAAAATCACATTCGGATTCATCAATATAACGATTCAGAATTGAAATGGTATTTTCTTCTTCGTCAATTACAAAGTTTTCATTCTCTTGAATTTCAAAGTTTTCAACAATCTTCAAATCCTGAATAGAGACTTTATAGAGTTTGTCAATAAACTTCTCAAAATCTTTTTGTTTAGATTTTTTACGAACAATCACCTTAACAATTTTATTGGAGTACTCAGAAGCATCAAAGGTTTGATGTGGAGTATCCTCATAATAAATGTTATAGAATAATTTATAAGGATTGTTAATTGGAGTGTGCTCTAGAGTTTCGGTATCAAAGATATGAAATCCACGAGTATCATTTACGTCCGTCCAATACATTTCATAAGGATTACCGAGATAGAACACAGTTCCATTATCAGAACGAGTGTGGTAATGACCAGAAAATACCTTTGTGAAGTTTGAAAAAAGATTCGCTTCCAGTCCATGCTCTTCCATTACAAGATGTTTGTTGACACGAAATCCTTTAAGTTCTAAATGACCCATGGCAACTTTTGCTTTGGATTTCTTAACTACCTTTAAGGTTTCGTCATAGTTCTCACTACAAATCCAAGGAATAAAGGTCATATCTGTTCCACCAACTTTAGTATTTGTTGGAGAACTATAAGTTTTAATATTTGGATAATCCTTGAGAAGAAGAGCGGGAGAATTTACATTATTGGTATTCTTATAATAACAATCATGATTACCAACAATCATATGAACATCATACTTTTTAAGAGGTTCAAAAACAACTCTCTTTGCCCATTCCAGACTTTGATAATCAATTGACTTACGACTATCAAATGCGTCACCCATATGAATGACTGTCTCTACCCCGTGTTCTTCAAGGGCAGGAAAAAAGACATTCTTGTAGAATAGTTCAAAGTAATCATGAAGATGCTTTGAACCTTTCTTGGCACCATAGTGAGTGTCGGTAAGAATTGCTACCTTCATCGGTTTCCGTTTCTGTACTGGATTGCGTCCTTCATACTATTATACTCTGAATTGTTCCCAGAAAGCAAGCCGTCATCAATTGTCATAACCTCATCAAACCCGGTGCGTTCAATAATCTTGGTCTTAATGTCTAACTGCTTTTTCTCCTTTTGAATTCTTCTCAAAAAGGCATAGTGAATAATTTGAGTAAAGTATGCAAAAGGATTTTGAGATCTTTCTGGATTAAAGTTGTGAATGTACTGAACGCAGTTTTCTATTCCGTCAGAGCACATATCCTCACGGAACATATAATTTACAAAGTTTGGTTTATACGAAAGGTGAGTAGCAATCTTTAAAAAGCATTCTCCAAGATAATCTGGAATCTTAGGTTTTCCTTCCCATTTTCCAGTTTTAGGAGGATATTTACCATACTTCTCAAAGTACTTTTGCTCTGCCTTTTCTACTTTAGATCTATAAACAATAAGAGCTTCTAATAGCTCTTTATTATTTACATAATGTTCTGATTTCTTTTTAGGCATAACATCGGACTTTTAATATAAGTTATGACTATTATAGCACAAGTTTATGGGGC